CAACTTTACGAGAAAACCTGGAGCTTTCTCGACAACATGACCAACAAGAAAATCAAGCCAACCAAGAAGAAGAAATGCGCCCAGAAGTAAGACTGCAAGGCTTCCCAAAACGCTACAAGGACGCCCCAGAATGCACCGGAGACGGATGGCTGGCACACTACAAGGCTGCCACACCAGTGATCGAGACAGGCGGCATCCTGGTGCTTTACGGGGGACACGGCACAGGCAAGACACGCATGGCGTATGAGCTTGCAAGAAAGGAAAAGCTGCCTCACGCCACCTGCAAGCGCGGCGGGATCGATGTGGACTTGCCGCTCATCTACACGACAGCGGTGAACTTGTTCATGTCCCTTCGCGACACGTTCCGCAATGACTCCGAGAAATCTGAGAAGCAAACCATCAAGGAGCTTTCCGAGGCCGCCCTGCTGGTGATTGACGAGATTCAAGAGCGTGGGGAGACACCTTTCGAGGACAGAAAACTCACGCAGATTATCGACGCACGCTACATGGATGCCCGCCCGACGATCCTGATTTCCAACTACTCGCGGCAGGACTTCGCCAAGACGCTATCCCCGGCGGTGCTCGACCGCATCAGGGAGAATGGCAAGGGACTGCACTTCGATTGGCCCAGCTTCCGAGTGAAGGTCACTGCGTAGCTTCCATATGCATGGCGTCCCTGCCCCAGAAAGCCCCGGCTGGCAACCATCCTTGCCGTGCAAACGCCTCCATCACTTCGATGGGCATGCTTGCCGTAGTTGGCCAGTGAGTCCACAGCCCGTTCTTCGCCGGCCAGAAGTCAACCGCCGCGCCCCATGCGTGCTTGCTCCAAGCCGACGCACCACGCATCCTCCTGAAGTTGTAGCAGCCAGCATACTCGCGGACGATGTGCGCTTGTGGCCCGCTGGCGATTTCCTGAAAGATGAGGCGCAGGCTGTCTGCAACACGTTCATGGCAGCGGATGGCGCGAACAGGCTTGCCGTCATAGCGCACACCGAACTCAGCCACGGGCAGATTCACTAGGCGGGACTCATCCCCAGGGTCGCCGTAGAATGCCCGCATGCTCTTGTTGTCGGGCTTGGGCCAAGGGTTTTCCGCAGGCATGAACCGCCGCAGGTGCCGCTGGCAGGCGGCGATGCTCTTCGGTCCCCAGAATCCATCTGGCTCCGTGCCGATGCGCTTCTGTAGCTGGATGATTTCTGCCGTGGTCATTCCATGCCCTCCCTGATTGCCGCCACCATTGCCGCTGTCACACCACGGTAGTTCTTGGCAATTTGATGATTCGTGTGGCTGGGGTGGCGCAGGATGGCTTCTCTGATCTTGTCCTCAAAGGTGAACCCCTTGGCGGGCTTCTGCGTCTTCTCTGCCTTGTCCACCTGCCTGTAGCATGTCACGCGCTCAGTCATGCGCCGTGCGTTGTTCCACACGGAAAACTCCGCACGTTCGAAAACACCATCATCCAGCCCCGGCTTGAGAAGCTGATGCACCCTGTCTGGGGAACACTCCAGTGCTTCCGCCACCTGTTCCCGCGTCTCCCAGCCATCCGGCACAACGTGCTTGCGGCTCAGTATCTCGTTTACTTGTTTCTTCCAGTTGGTCTTCATGCTTCAAGGAAAATTGGTGCTGTGATGGTGCGTCCGCGCTTCTTGTCCATCAGGAAGTAGGTCTGCGTCGGAGTCTCGTATGGTGCCTTGATGGCGATGCTGTAGGCATTGTGACCAATCAAGGATGCGTTGCTGATCCACTTGGGATTCTGCTGCGACTGGTGCCAATGCCCGAACACGTCAAGGTGCGCCGGGATCGCCTTGTTCCAGTTGGAAATCGCCTTCTCGACCGGGATGGTGAGTCCACCAATGCCGCCTTGGTATTTCAGCCCGTCACCGTGGTGGAAGCGAATCACTCGCCCATCGACGTTGAGGTAGTTGTGGTATCCATCGGAAATCTGCCACTCAAACTGCGGAAGCTGCTTGCGGAGGATCTGGTAAAGCATCCACTCGTAGGAGTTCTTCGCCCCGGTGGAATGCCTTGGCTTGATTGTATTCCGCCCGTGATTGCCGTAGCTGCACGGGATAATGATGCGGTCGAAGTGCTTCTCCAGCATGAGCAGCCCCGATGTGAGACGTTCGTTCAACCACAGCACGGTTTCCGTGGGAGACAGCCCATTCTCTTCGCGGAGTTCCTCATGGATGTAGCCCGTCATCAGGTCGCCCAGCAGTGCCAGCACAAGCGTGTCGATCTTCGCTCCGTTGCGTTGAATTTGCGTGAGCTTCACCACGCTGCGGAAAAACTCCTCGATGCGTGATTCTGCGATGCCAAGGTTGAAGCGGTTCAGCCCGTTGACGGTCTTAGGATCAACGGTTTCTTCGACGTGCCAGTCAGAAGCGATGGCGAAGGCGATGGCTTGGTTGTTCTTGTCAGACTCCACCATCTGCATCGCGCCGGATGAAGTGGCATTCTCCAAGGCAAGTGCCACCTCGATCTGCTTGGCTTGCTCCTCGATGATGTCGAGCAACCGCTGTTTGTCAGACTGGTGCTCTGTGACGGTCTTCTTGTGCCTCCGGTCGTGAAGCTCATGGAGTTGCTTCGACCAGTCGGTTCCCTTCTTGCTCATGTGCTTAGGTTGTTATTTGGAAAGCGCATTGCCAATTATCACGGCTTTGCGGTAGCTGTAGTCACTGTGGAACTTCTGCCCTCTGCCTGCCAGCGTGCCTTCCTTGAACTGGTAAACCTTACCCTGCACTAGGGTCACTGTCGGCGGGTCGTAGAGCGCGGAGTTTGCGATTGCGTCTTTGCGACAGACGGTCCAGCCGCAACTTGGCAGCAGGAGAACCATCAGCAGCGAGGCGGTCCATTTCATCTTCGATGCGGTCGATTTCGGTTTCACGGTGCCACGCCACCCAGGCGGCATAGGCGTTGCAGGCGGCGGCGATGGCGGCGACAAGGCCGTTCATTTCGCGTCAGCAGCTCCGAGCAAGCCGATGCCAGCGGTGATGGATGCCACGGCCACGGCGTAGTCGATATTGTCGCCAGAGAGAATCTGGATGGCGGCATTGCCGACTGCGACGATGATGGTCAGGATTCCGAGGATGGTAGTCTTCATGGTGTTATTTGCTTGGTTTGTGGAAATCTCTCACGGCGCGTATTGCCGAGAGGATGGCGATGAAAAGGAAAATCATGCTTCCGGCGAAGCGAACGATCCAATCAAGCTGCACCTGCAATGACGTGATGACGCTGGCGGCGGATGCTAGGATTCCTGCGATGGGGGGCGGAAGGTGATTGGTCATGGTGCGATGGTGAAGTATTCCGGTTCGTCTGAAGGAGAATTGAGCGTGCGTGTGTGCGCGGTGTGGCAGATAAGACGCTTGCCATTGTCGGTGTAGATGCCGATTTCAACAGCTTGCTCTGCTTCGGGAAGTTCCGGCAAGTCAGGCATGTCGATATGCGCGGTGCGTGCCAGCCATGCCGCAGGGTCGGTGTCTATGATGTGGTATGGCTGCCCGCTTGTTGTCTGCAATCCGGCAAGCGCAACGCCAACGTGCCTTGCCACGTCCCCGTAGCAAACGTAGTAGGTATTTTGGTCTGGTGTTATGTGCAAGCTCATACTTGGGTGTCATTTGAGATTGTCCAAGCCGGACCACTTGGCGCGGCACTTTCAAGATAAACATGCGCAGAAACCGCGTCGTTGTAGGTTTTGCCGCTTTCGTATGCCGTAGAGTTGTAGGTGCGCCCAGTTGCGCCGAGTGAGCAACTAGCTGGCGTGTTGCTGTTAGCACTAACGTAGTTCGCCCAGCCGATAAGCGTGCGGCTGTAGTTCTCCGTGTTCATACCGCAGTTGTTGAGCATGTTTGTCAGCGTGACACCAGCGGTGCGCAGTGACCACGAACCGATGTTCTGGTTGAAAGCGGATGCGTTAGCGAACATGCCGCCCATGTTCGTCACAGCCGCCGTGTTCCAAGAGCCGATGTTCTGGTTGAAGTTGATTGCGCTTGCGAACATGTTTTGCATGCTCGCCACAGCCGCTGTGTTCCACAAACCGATGTCTTGGTTGAAGGAGGTTGCGCCAGAGAACATGCCTCCCATGCTCGTCACAGCCGCCGTGTTCCACGAGCCGATGTTCTGGTTGAAAGCGGGTGCGCCTTGGAACATGCCTTGCATGTTCTGCACAGCCGCTGTGTTCCACAAACCGATGTCTTGGTTGAAGGAGGTCGCGCCTTGGAACATGCTGCCCATGCTCGTCACAGCCGCCGTGTTCCAATAACCGATGTTTTGGTTGAAAGCGGTTGCGCCGAAGAACATGTTTGTCATGTTCGTCACATTAGCCGCATATCCATCCGCCGTGCGCGGAATGTCACTAGGCATCTGAACGTTCTGTGTGCAGCCACGGCAAGCCTCTGTGAAATTAGTCCAACCAATCGCCTTACCCCACTGAACGATGCGCGTGACCCGTTGCTGCCAGTTTGCACTAAGCGTATTGCCAAGGCGCGTGGTAGTCGCGCCATACATCTTAATGGTGTATTCGCCATTACTGGCGTAGGTGTGTTCTGGGTCTGCACCGTTTTGTGTTTCCACAAAACCATCTCCCCAGTCAATCGTGCGGTTGGCAACTCCAGTTCTGGCATTTACTGGAATCCTGACAGTGGTCCCAGCGGCAAGAGAGGTATTCACCACCACGACAAAGTGATCGGGGTCAAACTTCTCGCCAATTCCAGAGTTTGCCCCCAGTCTGTATGACAATGAATACTGCATCAGTAGCGTAGTTGCATGTTGGCGTTCGTCATAATGCGCTGCGACACAATCGTCTGCGTGTGTTGCTCGTCCAGTCGCATCAGTTCGTCTTGCAGGATGTCGAGTGCTTCTTGGTCTGCTATCGCGGCTTTCTCCTGCTGTCCCTCCGCACGCATGAAGTCTGAGTAGGTGCCGTGTGCCAGATACTCAAACCACTCGTCAGGCACGGTGTCGGTCGTCCCACCAGTGCCATCCCCGTAGGTGTCGGTGAATTGCTTCTTGTATGTCACCCATGCACTTGTCGGTGCCAACGTCCCGGCGATGATAGTCGCGCCGGATGCCGTCACCATGATGTCAAACTCCTGCACGGAGGCCGTCTGATACGGGTTCTGCTTGTGGATGCGCAGGAATGTGTCGATGGAATCCAGCCCGCTCTGGGTGAACGGAATCAGGTTGTTCGTCACCGTTCGCTCTTCTCCGATCTTGAGGAACCTCGTCCAGTAGTTGCTGGCGCGGTAAGCACGCTTTGCCCTGCGGTTCACCATCGCACGGATGCGCGGCAGTTCCACGGTGGCAAACTCAACGCCGCACAGTGCCTTGACTAGCGGCAGGAGGTCGTTGGTGTAGCTTTTGGTTTGCATGGGTGAGCGTTATGGATGCCACATTAAGCAGGGGCAACATATTCACAGAACGTGTACCAGTTCCCTTCGCCATCCGATACGAGCTTGATCACGTCGCCTTGCTCTATCGTCACGCTGGCTACGCCATTGATTGTTTCGTCTCCAGGCCCTTGGATCGTATGCGTGTCATTGCCATCATTCTTGATGTAAATGACTTTTTTGTTCACTGCGCTTGAAAGCGTAATAGTGACGGTGCCCAACGCCGTGGATAGAATGTAGGTTTCGTCATCGGAGACAGTGTGCGAAGTTGTGTTGATCGTATTGAAATTGTAAGAAATGTCAGCCTGCTCCAAGGCAAGCGCATCAATCACATCCGTTCGGTCTTGCGCAGTGACTGGTCCATCTGTGAGAATTGCAACGGATTTGTCTGTCGGCAGCGACCTAGAGAAAAGCTCGCTCCATTTGAGTAGTTTGATATTTGGCATGGCTTTTAGATTTTATGCACCGCCATTGTCGGCTCTAGTCTCTGGAAGTCACGAACAAATTCACGGTCCTCCCAGCATTCGTGCCCATACTTCTGCACCATCTGGAGATACTCGCGCTGTGGGATTTCCGCCACATGCCGCCAGTTCTTCTTGGGTGACAGCTCTCGTGATTCCTTGGCAATCGTTGCGGCGTCAGCCTCGCGGTATTGCTGGAGGGAATCGAGGAATTGCCGTCCGGTGCAAAGCTCGCGGATCACCGCAGCGGTCATTGCCTCTTCTGATGCTTTGAGGAGCATAAGGGAAGAAAGAAAGGCAGGTGGGGAAAGAACGAAAAACCCCACCTGCCAATTTTCCGATTACCTGTATTGTGACAGGTTCACAATGCCAATTCCGATAATCACCTCACCAGCAGTAATGCTGGCAATGCTCGCATCGGTAATGGTCAAATTGATTGCCGTGTCGGTGGTCACGGCACGCACAGGTAGAAGACCAGCCTCAAAGGTGGTGGTGCCAGCAGATTGCACGAAGTCCACCCCGGTATTGCTAACAGGGAGTCCAACGGTCATAGCGTCAACATCTAGGTCTTTGATGAACGCTTCGGCTTCAGCCACAACGCCAATGTCAAAAACCAAAGAGGTTGTTCCGGCAATGTCCACCGTGTTGGTCACGGTGACAATCGAGACAGCTCCACCCGCAGGAATCGTCGCCAATTTCTTGGTTCCGCCATTGCCGATGGTCTTGAGGTCTTCCCATGTCAGTTTCACAAAATCGGTGTAAACACCGCGCTCGTTATTCGTCAGCTTCATGTTTTTGAGTAAGTTTCAGTTTGATTGGGGCCAGGGGACACGGTTTCCCGTTATGCGCACATCCCCCGGCAGGAGGGTTAGTAGGCGATCTTGCCGTGCGCTTGCGGAGTGCGGCAGATGAGGGTGCCGGTCATGTCAACGTATCCACGCTCGCCGCCACCTTGGTTCTCAAGGCGGGTCGATCCCATCGGGATCAGGGTAGCAAAGCCAAGATACCTTGGATCAATGACGTAGCCCACATTCGTGGTAACAGTCGGCATACAGGCAGGGTTGCCGTTGACGATACGAAGCAAGCCAAAGTCACTGTCGAAGAGGCTCACCGAAAGGGTGATGCGTTTCGACGTAGCGTCTTGGTTGACATTGTAGATGTTATCATTGCTTGCTCCTCCATCGTTGCGGGTGAAGTTGGCGATCACCTTGCGAAGAGCCACGTTCGCCACCAAGGTCAGGTTGCCGATTTCACCAGTCTGGGTGTAAATCGAGCCAAGGATGTCATTGAGGTCCGTCTCAGTCAGAGCGGAAGTCTCAATCGAAGCAGACGGGGTGCGGAATGCAGCCGGAACGTCGGAAGGGCCCGCGGAATCCAGCCAGTCACCAAGGCCACGGAGCTTGTAGGGGGTGCCAGCACCATCCTCCACGCTACGGTCGTTGTTGGAGCAAATCGCAGCCTCGGCATCACGCTTGAGTTCACGCATGCACTTGGCTTCAGCTTGCGCCACGTTGGCAGGACCAACGCTGGTGACAGCTTGTTGCAGATTCGACACGAGGTAGTCGCGGCGGAAAATCTGAACGTGGTTGGACAGACGGGCGCGGCCAGCAAACTTGTCGGTGAACGATGTCACATCAGCACCTTCGGAAATGCCAGCCGTGCTTGGGGCGGCCAAGGTGTCAACAACCCATTCGTGGAGGGTGGAAGACGCTTTTGCCTTGGAAGCAAGCGACAGGATGGGGGTTTCTTCGGGAGCAAGGATGGTCAGCATGTCGCTGAGGTCCTCGCGGTTGCCGATGGCGGAACCAACTCCGGTTTTTGCCGCAGGAGCGGACGGACTGTAAGTGTTTGAGATAGGCATAATTTTAACTGGTTTGGGATTACTTGAACTGAGCAATTCGTGCAGCTACCC